TACGTCCTACTGTGGTCATAGGGGGCATCACTTTACCGCCTGCTGGCTTCGAGTGATCCATCTTGCCTTCTTTAGGCTTTGCTAATGATGCTGCTGCACGTGATCCTTTATTCATATTACACCTCCTTAGGTAATAGGTTACTCACTTGGTTTTCTTTTTCTTATTTTTTTCTGCAAGAGCTAACGCTGTAAGACCAATCGTTGCGGTTGCTGCGGATCCTTTAACCACTCCTGCTTTTTTAGCATTTGCGATACGTTTTAATTCATTTATTCTACGAGTTTCTGCTGCTGATTTAGCTGAAGCAGACTTTGTTAAATCGGTTGTTTTATATGTACCAGCAGCAGTATTCTGATTCGCAATTTTTCTTCTATCAGCCTTTGTTAATTCTTTACCACGCATAGAAAAACTTTGTTTTTCCATTAACTTCTTGGCAACAGCCTTTGCATTGGCTTTGGCTGCGGCTTTGGCTGCGGCTTTGGCTGCTAATGCTGCTGCGGCTCTGGCCGCTGCTGTGACTGCTATTACTGCTGGTACTGGCATTTTATTTCTCCTTCGGTTATGCTCCACCGGATATACCGGCTAGTAGTTGGGCTATATCGGGACGTTGACCAGCAGCAGGGGCCGTACCAGCTTGTTCTTGTGGAGGTTGCTGCGAGGCAGGAGCGGTGGCCGCACCTGCTGCTGGAACTTGTTGTGGCATCCCTTGCATCGCCATCTCTGGCGCAGGAGGTGGTGCCTCTGGCATAAATACCTTTTGTACAATAGTTTCGATCTGCATACCTTTTTGACGGCCTGCGATCACATCTGCAATACGGGTAACAATTTGACCTGGGTCTTGACCTTGTGCTGCCAAGGCAGGAATAGCCTGAGCGTATTGAGCAACTGCAAGTCTTAGCGAATCACGCATTTCTTCAATATCAACATTCTGTTCTTCTTGACTAATATTAATCTCAACTGGTATCTGACGGCGTACATAGTCACGCGATACAAGTTTATCTGAACGCATTTGTAATAGGGCAATGATTGCACGGTTAGGATCCATACCAGACATAATTCCATAGCGGACATCTACTGTGTAGTCGCCATTGATCTGCTTTGATGGTGTGTACTTAAGAAGGAACGGAGTTCCATCATCGGAACCACGAATCTCTTTCTGTGTATTGCCAAAAATCTTCTCGTCTGTTTCAAAACAGATAGATACTAAGTCAACAAACATACGAGCAAACTGTGCTTGTGCTGCTTTTATCTGTGTATCAAAGCCTGCTTGTAGCGCTTGTACTCCACGACCTGTAACAACAGATGCATTAATATCACCAGAACGAGATTCAGGATAACGAGCACCGAGGCGAAGTTCGCGTTCTAGCATACCTGACTCTTGGAATACACCGGCTGGTATCTCAATCGGTACACGACGAATACCCTGTGGGTTAGCCGAACGCATAATTGAATCAGGACCCAAAGCCAGTTCTTGTACATCTTGCGGAATAGCAATCGGTGCTTGGACTGACTTCTCAGCAGCCTGTAGTTGCAAAACTGCAAATCGAGCGCGTGCTAGCTGAACTGCAAGTACATCATCAAACTGACCACGTGCTTCACCGTCAATAGATGAACGCATAGCAACACGTGCCATACACTTACCTAGTGGGTTAGGCGTCTTAGATAAAATTAGATCCTTGCGCTCTGGTACGTAGATTACATCTTGCTCAGCATCGTGGTATCGCACTAAAGACATATAAGGCGAACCGGGGGTAAAGGAGTTCCTGTCTATAATCTTGTCTGCAAACTCTGGATAGAGTGAGGCAAGAGTCTGTGCATCCATACCAACAACTTGAGTAAGAGATAAGCAACGACCAAAGCGATCTACCTCTGGATATGAACCAAAAGGATTAATAAACTTGATACGTGGATTATTGTTCTCGTAATCTAGTTCAACTTGCCCAATAAGCATACCGTAGGTATTAAACCAATCGGCACCTGTATACATCTGTACTTGTACTTCAGATTCACTGACGTAATAGTTAGCAATACGAGTGCGAATATCGGCAGCACGACGAGCAGAGTCTGAAACCATATTAGAAGCTGCGCAGTTAAATGATGGCAGTGGTGCCATAGTTTCTGCTAAGTCACGTGCAGATACGTCAATTAAGTTAGCAATCAAAGGTTTTGGGTAGTCTTCAGAGAACATCGAAGGATATACCTTAGACATATCGCCTTGACGTACCGACAAGACATCGCGCATACGACCATCACGCGAAGCGTAACGTGTCTGCAAGCGAGAGACTTTTGCGGTAATTTCTCTGATATTTAACAAGTAGATTCCTTACTTAGATTCTAGTTTTACTTCTTCTTCTTTTTTGTTGTGCCGCCAACTGCTGCGGTCACGCGCGCTTTTGATGTCTGTTTTTTGACGCGCTTTTCAATAAAAGTTGCTCGGCTTGCAGTACGATTTGCGTCGTTTTGACGACGAACCTGTACAATTTTTGCAGCGGCTCTTACTTCACTAGGTTTTAACTTTTGACCTGTTGCTGCTTTTGACTCTGCTTGTACAAGTCTTTTCGTCTTACCATAACTAACGCTACCAAATCCTTTTGTGGCGTGGTTGCGAGCGTGACGGGCCTTGTCTTCGGTTGATTTTGGCATTATATTGCTCCTTTAGATGAATGTACGTTCTTTTTCTGCTAGTAGTTCATCAATGTTGATGACCATACGTTTTTGCTTTTCTGCATTAGACAAGAACGGGTTCTTCATATGATGAACTGCGTGCTGTCCGTAGTTGAGCATTTCGCGTGCTCTGATCTCACAGAACCACAATGCCATCACCATATCGGTCTTACCCTTAGTAGTAGGAGACCAAGTGACTAACTGTTCAATTAACGCCTTTACGTTTTCGGTTTGATCCGAAGGTAGGTGTATTAAATTATCTCGGTGGTGCTTGCCATCGTGCTGTTTAGTTCCAAAGAGGGGAGCCATAGAAGCAACACCGAAACCTGAATCCCACTTGTTATTGCCTGTGTGGTGTTCCTTCAAGGTAGTACCGCGTGATGCTAAGTGCATACGGATACCTTCATCTTGAGTTAAGAAAGACTGAAAAGCGTTGCGCTCTACGATCCATTCACTTGGTGAATACATCGCAGTCCATTGGAAGATCAGATCCCTGATTGCCGCCGGGCTTGGTCTAGAAATTTTTATAGCATCTACAATGTATCGCTTACCAGTTGCTCTATCTATTGCATAACAGATAGCGGCGGTATCGCCGATCATTGCTGGATCGAGACCACAGATAAAAGAAAAACCGTTCAAATCTTTTGGATGACCAGGCCAACCCATATTGAGTGGACCAGACTTTCGCATACCATCAATAGAGCCACGAACACATACTGGATCAAAGGCAGCATCATCTGATATGTCTTGCTGCTGATAGATCAAAGCCCAGGTTGAAGTATCCATAGACTGGCGTTCGTTGTAAAGGTTGCGACCTGACCAGCGAGGATATAAACCATTCTTATCTTTGTCTGATTCTAACTGCCCGTCAAAGGGAGCATCCGATGCTGGCCACAGCGTTACCCAATCTTCAGGTTTTTCTGCTGTATCTAAAAGTGCTGGCATAGCAAGGTATGTCCAAGGAACTAAGCCACCGGGGTAGCGTTCCTCAGCGCGAAGTTCTTTGTAGAGATCAACGGCTGCAACTCGCGTACCAACAATAATCAATTTACCAGTTGGGTTAAGACGAGATCGCACGTCTTGGGTTAGCCACTTGATCTGTCGTTCAAAGTCATTTGCGTTAGAGAGCGTAACAGCGTCGTCTACAACAATCATATCTGCACGTTTACCGTAGATCTGACCTCCGATACCGACGGCTTCAATGTTTGGATCTTTTTCAGAAGAGTCGCGGAGTTCATCACCAAAGGTGATACGGGTGGCCTGCCACGAGGCAGACTTACTATTGAAGCCAACACCAGCAGCGTAGGCTTGCTGAAGGGCTTCATAGTTAGGATGAGTCAAACGCTGCTTTATAGCGTATAAGAAATCTGAGGCTAGGCGTTGAGTCTGTGAGACAATCAAGACTCTAAAGTTTGGGTTACGTGCTACCTGCCAAGTGATGTAATCTACCGTAATCGTAATTGACTTGGCGTGGTTGGGCGGGATGTTAATAAGGATTCTGTTATTGGCTAAACCCTTTTCGTACTTCATATTGGGATGGAGCCACGAAGGGGCTTTACCCTCAATTACATCTATCAGATTCTGCTGGTGCGGAAAAGTCTGAGAGTTTAAGAACCGCTGGCGGAACTCGGCAAAAGAAATATCGTGGACATCACCAGAGGCAAATTGCTTATCCTTTAATCCAAGGCGCGTTCTGTCTACCTTGTCTGTAAAGATCTTATCGGTTCGACGATAGTACTCATAAGTCTTCATAGACTTACCAGCAGAGCTGCAAGCCTGCTCAATGGTCATACCCTCTGATACACAACCGAGGATAATACGTTTAGATATATCGGCTGAATTGTCTGCCACGTATTCTCCTTAAAATTTTTTTTGGGATGGGCCGTATTTTGATTATATCTCTACCAGTCTCAGGTGCGATTATATCGGAGGTTGGTATAATAGAGCTATCCCCACTAAAAGGTTCCTACCGGAAGCGGGCTTGACGCCCGAGCGAGTACAAGCGAAGTGAGGGGTAAGACTTCACTCGGCCTAGGGGCCTCGTAAGAGGCAGTGGACGGGGCCTTCCCTGCTTACGGCCCCTACTATATATAAGGCAGGAAAAATAACCCATTTCCCGCTTTTGCTCCTGTTAGTTAGGTCACACTTGTTATTAGTAATAAAACCGCAGGTCAGACCCCAGTTTAGGAAAAATATTTATTTGGGGAGTATAGTACTATGCGCCACGCATTTTAACAATGGGGGGTGGGTCTT